TCTACCGCTATGGCTGGTCGATGTCAAATACCGAAGTGGTGGCGTTCGGTACCAAGATTGAACGGCGGATCAAACAGATATTGTTCCTCTATCTTGATACGCACGTGAGTATGGGGCTTCCGCTATCAGCCGCCATCCGTAATTTCCAGACGAGGTTCGGATTTACTGAAGACACCTGGTCTTATGATACCATCCGCAGGGAGTATAACCGACACGGATATCGCAAGACTGTGGAGAATACTACTATTTTTGATTTTATTAACCGTATAATATTGGGGAAGTTGTCCGAGTTTGGGACAATTTCCCAGCAAGGAAGATTAGCGTATGAAAGTGATAAATTATGATTTTGAAAATGTCGGCGGGCTGTTGCAGGTGATTGCTGTTCCTCCGACCTCGTTTTTGCGGATCCGTAAGGATTATGCCGGTGATCTGAACCACTTGGAGCTTCGCAGCCGGGAGGATATTATTTCCATTCCGGTGTATGCCAATGACACTTATATATATAATGAGGACAAGGAGGTGAATGATGCGGGGGATTGCTGGAATGTGTCGGTTGAAGGGGTGATTCCGAAACTTTCCTCAGTGAATCATCAGTTAATGGAGACTCTGGAGCGTGGTTTGTGGTATGTATTGGCGGTGGACGGTAACGGGCAGGTGCATTGGTGCGGGCAAGAAGACGCGTTAATGTTGTTTGCCACGAACAAAACAAGCGGGCGTTCGGTTTCAGAACGGAACGGCACGTCTTTTACATTCACCTGTATCCAGGATGAACCCACCATCTTCATTGAAAATATAGAAGAAATATAGCTGCATGACTTCTGCTGTTTATGTGTAACAGGCTTTAAATTATAGATTTATCTGCCGTCCGGCGGTGCCCTGTGTCCTTGGGCACCGTTTTTTTTGCGTTTTTCTTTGCGCAAAAAAGTTTATGAACGAGACAGTTATCACACTTTTTGGAGCGATTGATCGCTTCTGGTATAACAAGAACTACCTGAAATACTTTTTGGACAAAGCAAAAGGGCAGCCGGTACGTCTGAAGGTTTCCAGTCCGGGCGGTGATGTGGCTGAAGCTATCGCCATGTCAAGCCTGATGGCCGAGCATGGCAACGTGACGGTGGAGTTTATCAGCTTCAACGCTTCGGCGGCTACCATATTGGCGTTCGGTGCCAAGTCCATTGAGATGCACGAAGATGGTATGTGGTTGGCACATAAATGCAGTTTTGGAGTGGATATTTGGGGACAGCTCAACGCGGATCAGCTCGAAGACACCATCAAGGAGTTGCAAAACAAGAAGAAAAGTGCCGAGGCGATTGACCTGATGATCGCACAGAAGTACATCAATCGCAGCGGCAAGAGTCTGAAGGATGTTATTGCCCTGATGGAAGAAGAACGCTGGATGCCTGCCGCTGAAGCCAAGGACTGGGGATTCATAGACAAGATTATTCCCGGTACCCATAAGAAGCCGCAAGTAACCGATGAGATAACGGACTGTTTTACCGCCAATGGTTTACCGCTTCCGGTACTCAATGCTTCCGAATCGGAAACGCAACCCAAAGGCAATGACAGAAACCTTGTTTCTCAAATCATTGACGGTATCAAAGGGCTGTTTCCTGCCAATAATACCTCCGCAGACATTTCTAATTCAAATACAGTTATTTCTATGCGTAAAGAATTTACTTTCATTAATCAGATCCTCAACTGCGAAGGCATTGAGGAAAAAGACGGTAAGATATCACTTACCGTAGAGAACTTGCAGGCTATCAATGACGCCATCAAGGTAGCCAATGAGGCGAAAACTAAAGCTGAAAGCGATCTGACAGCTGCCAATACAGCCAGACAGACAGCCGAGAATAACCTGACGGCAGTTGTCAACGATCTCAACAGCCTGAGTGATAGCGTCAGGAATGCAGCCGACAACAAGACTAAGGTACAGGTTATCCGCGATATCGTGGCAAAGATTCCCGGAACGGCAACCGCCAGTCATCAGGAATCGAACGAGGACAGCAAGTTTGCCGATATCGCCACGGATCCGATCAACAGTTATGAGAATGAATAACATCTAAACTATTCTATTTATGGATTTTAAAGCACCTATCGACATTACCACGGTTCTGACCGCGGTAAAAAAACACAGAGACATCCTGAAGGCGGTCGATAAGCTCGACGCTTCGGAGGTATTGAAACATTTCACTCCGGTACCGGGCATTACCGATTCGCTTGAATTGGGCAAGGTAGAAGGCGGCAGCATCTCCAGTAAGTACACCGGCAAGTTTACAGCCGGCAAGTACCTGGGTAAGATTGTTCCCCGCCGCCTGGTAGTACGCCCGGTTGTGATGGAGATGTCCGACGAGCCGGAACGTTACCGCCGCACCTACATTGCTGAGGTACCGGGTACGCTCCGCAAAGAACATCCCTTCGAGTTGTGGCTGATCAATCACGGCCATGAACTGGCATCCAATGATTTGCTGTTTGCCATCTTCACAGCGAAATACAGCGCTGATGAGAACAAGACGGACATTCAGGACTCTTTCGATGGTATCGGTACCATTGTTACCGAAGGTGAGGCAGTCGGAGATATCTCCAGTGCTGAAGGCAACGTATATGCCACCGGTGAACTGACTCGTGCCAACATTGGCGAAAAGTTGCTGGAGATGTGGCGTCACATGCCGCGTACCTTCAAGCGCAAAAAGAACATCAAGATGTTCATTTCCGATGATTTGGGCGACATGTACGATGACTGGCGCAAAGATGAAGGTACTATCGTTATCGGATTAAAAGAAGATACTTCCGATACACAGCACCTGCTCGGTTCCAATAACCGTTGCGAGCTGGTACGTGTTCCGAATCTTC